CCCGTAAAGATAAAAGACTCAAAGAACCATGAATTCGTGAAAATTCATACCTGTGTCGTACTGTGGAACCGCAACAGCCGACCCACAGGAACCAAGAGTCAAACTCTTGAAATTTTATTTACTGATTAAATTCATGGTATATTAAATAATCACTGCTACGATTACATAGACCAGAGAATATAATGTGTTGCTCAAATTACATTCGTGTAGATTTTCTGCCCGTTCTTGCGCCCTTGAATGGCTTTTGAAAATTATTACCATACATGGGTTGGTAAGGACGTGGCCCTCTGCGCCTACGAGGTTTTTGCCTTATAGGGATAGAAGCGCGCTTTTTACGCCGCTTCTTAATGATATTCAAATTTGAAGGCCGGCCAGTAGCATAAGAAATAGCACCATTAAGTGCTAAATTACCGATAACAGGTAAAACAGATGAATTACCTAAAGCTACGACCGCAGATTTGCCTAATCGGCCAATTGATTTTAAGAAGTTTGTAAATGAATTAAACTTTGACACCAGTGGAAAATCAGCACCACACTGAGTACCAATTATCTCGGCAATTTCAGTGTAGCTAAGATCACAAGGAGATGGTGTAACAAACAACGGTGAAGGTTTTAACAACAAACCCTCAATCCATAAAATGCTTTCTACAATCAATGGAAAACTATAGGTAGTATTACCTGCCACTGTGTTTAAAACAACAGGGTTCATGAATTGGATAACCGTTAAGGGCATAATATATGTATTACCATTGAAACAGGCTTGCGTATCCCAGTCCAATGTGGCCCTATACTTCTTAAAATCATCAATTTGCTGAAAAGGATCAATTCGCATTGATGTTCCTTCAGCATTATTATAAATTTTGAGGCAATCCATTTGATTAGCTAGATTGTAAAGATTAGTACCAGCATTAATAGCCGTCCAAACCTCAAAATTCTTGATCATACCCGAATACATACGGGAGACCGCTATAGTGGTAGAGGTAGTAACATCTTCAATAAGACATTTCACACGCAAACCTCCGCCAACAAACCTATAAAATAAAGAATAAGTACCTAAAGACGCATAATTTGTCCATGAAAGAACAGAAGTACCAATCGGTACACCACCAGTACTCAAAGGAATAACATAGATGGTGTAAGGAGCTTGGGTAATCAATCCGGCAGAGGCCATTTGGTTAAAACCAATGACCATTCCAATAGCAACTCCACTGCAAACAGTTGTAGTGCCATTAATCAAAATATTAATTCCATTCTGTGCTATGTAATCCTTCAGAGATAATGATTGCGAAATATCATTGTCAGGGATCCTAGCTGGAACAGAACAATCAAACGGATTGGTTACTGCATTAACAAAGTCTTTAGTACTTTGTGGTAATATTAAATTATTCATTTTAAATTATTATTATATATTTTTATAAAGTATATACGAACTTAATCTGAGCGGCCCGGTTCAGTTAGCGTCGACCGGGCAAGTGACGAGGGTCAATGACCCTCAACAGGCAGGACTATCATTTAAATGTTTACCATCCTTAGGTGAACGAGGACTGTAAACAGAAACCTGGGATAAACACGATGGAGATTTGTTTATCAAACCATGTTTTTCATTCATACGAGCAACGAAATCAGTTTTCTTACGATCTGATTTTCCATGCTTAGTCTTCTTCAAAGCAGATTTACGTTGGGAATGCCTTGCTCCTTTACCAGCAACTATTTTATTATAAATTTTATGGTTAAAACGCCATTGTTGTTTCAACTCATCAGCAACTTCTTTAGATGGTCGAACTTTATTCAATTTTGGTCTGGTAGGTATATTTGATACCTTTGGAAAGTAGGTGATTCCAGTAGTAGGGTCATTAAATTCAGTATTCTTGAGATTTAAATTGACCTTATTAACAGCAACTTCAATGATAGGTTCATATTTGGCCTCTATTTTTCTATTAAGTTTGATAAAACTACTCAAACTAAAACCAACAGGAAAATGTCCATCAATATCAACTTCATAAAGTGCCTCCAATAAAGGATGTTTTAAATTAGGTTTCACACAATCTAAAACATTGTGAATATCATCAATGTCTCTTTGCGTTAAACCATAACGTGTACAAAACCAAGCATAAGTATCATCATTACAATCATACTTATATTCGGTTGCCCAATGTTTTTGAACAAAGGATGATCTAATCTTAGCGTTCTTACCAACATCTTGGAAAACATTGTTATAAAAACAAGATATCCAAGGCAATGCAGAAAAATCCTCTCTCATAGAAAGAGAATTCGTCAAGATCCAATCATTAACTGCTTTGCCTGTATATTTATGTATGGAACAACCACTCTTAATCAACTGTCGCCCCGGCAAAGGAGACATGATATAAGTAGGTTCCCCGTCGTGATGTCTAGTGCAAGGTAGAAACATGGATGAACAAAATTTAACCTGGGTAACATCACCATATGATGCTTCAACACCCATACCAATTTTGTCCATTAATGACTCATATTCTACTTGATCAACATAAACACCATCCATTGCAATGATAGTATCATCACCCATGACGGCAAGTCTTAATTTATTAGTAGACATCATCTTTTCAATATCCATGAAATGACTTAATACAAATAATTGCATCATGGCATTAAGGAATGAATTGCCTACACTGGTGTTGGGATCACCAGATTTTCTAGTACCTCTCACACTATATCTTATAGTGGCATCTTTGGTGTGAATACCACCAAAGGAAAACAATTGCGATCTCATCATAGATTGGAGATCAGGATTATTAGG